CTAGGATGTATCGGCAAGAGTCGAAGAACTGTCGAAATCCGCCAGCGGGTTGAGTCGAATAGCGTCCCGCAGGTACTCCGGCGACAAATGCGCATAGCGCATGGTCATGTTCAGCGACGAATGCCCAAGAATCTCTTTCAGCGCCAGGATGTTTCCACCGTTCATCATGAAGTGGGAAGCGAACGTATGGCGTAGCACATGGGTGCACTGTCCTCTTGGCAATACGATACCGCAACGCTTCACCATCCGTGCAAACGCCTCCCGACAAGAGGGAAAGCGATTCCGACCGGCGAAATATTTCTCAAGTCGAGCCTGCAAGTCTGTCGAGATTGGTACGGATCGAACACGCTTTGATTTGGTATTGGAGAAGACCACCGATCCATCCCGGACCATGGGCAGAGTCAACCCTTGCGCTTCCGACCAGCGAGCCCCCGTCGCCAAGCAGACCTCTGAAATCAATGCCAAGTGGGGAAAGGTCGAATAGTCCCGGAGCGCTGACACCAACACCGCTACCTGATCCTTAGACAGGAACGATACAACCGACTGTTGAGGCTTCAACGGCTTGAGACGATCCAAAGGATTCGGATAGTCGATATCGCCGAGCCTACGAAGCTCGGTGAATACTGTTTTCAGATACGAATAGCGAACGTTTATAGACCTAGGTAAGGCGCCCTCCTCCAACTCACGCTTCCTGAACGCGACCAGATCAGCAGTGGTGAACCTCTGCCCCACCGGGTCACCCAGGCGAGACGCGATCAGCAATAGCAAATTCTTACGACGCCTCCCGCTGGTAATCGAGTGCCCATGCAATTCATACCAACGCTCTATAAGTTCCGACAGCAGTCGCTTATCTTGCTGAACGGGGTTCCACTCCCGCTGTCGCGCATGCTTCGTCCGCACCATCGCCTCGAACCGCTGGGCTTCGCCCTTGGTCTTGAACCGCTTCCTAAAACGCTTGCCCTTGATCGGCTCAACGTCGGCCAGCCAGCGGCCATCCTCAAGCTTGGTGATCGCCATCAGATCGCGTATCCCCGCCGTAGATACCGATCACACATCAGCTTGTGTATGTGCCTTTCCAGATCGCGACGAGTCCAACCCTTGGCGAGATAGTGGTCTTCGATAACGTGCCAGAACTCCAATTTGCGGGCGGACTCAATCGCTTTTTTTGCGGGAATCCGCTCCCGCGCAATCAGGCTCACGAACTGGCCGAGGAACATCTCGCAGTTGCGCCCGCTAAAGCCCTTGGCGGTCTTGTAATAGCGCCGGTACTCAGCGCGCTCGATCAGCGGATCGCACTCAACTTGGACGCGGGCGTCCTGGCTGATCAGGCTCCAGAAGGGATCGTAGACCGCCGACCGACTCAGCAGCTTGAAGCTTTCGCAGGCGTAGCCCCACAGCCCTTGCAGATGCGGGCAAAGCCCCTCATAGGTGCGACAGCCCATAACCTCCCCGGAGGCCATCCGCGAGCCTTCGGAGAACTGTTGCACCACCGAGTGATGGAAGCGGAATTCGATGCGCCAGACCGTCTCCAGGGGGTTATAGGCTGGGTCGCCATCGCCGAACGGATCGCCGTTCAGAGACGCCCACACACTTTCCCAATAGTCGAGCTTGTCGGTGGCCCGAGCCTGGAGGGTCTTGTTATAGATCGACAGTTGCAGGCCGTTAGCCGAGCCGAACATGTACGTCTCGCCACGTCCGTAGACCGAGGCGTTGCCGTCGAATTCGATCCGCTCGATACCGCTGATTTGTCGCACCCGACGCGAGCGGCAATGCATGCGGTCCACCAGATCACGAGGCGGTTTCCAGCCCTGTACGTCCAGGGCGATGTGCACAGCGGCTTGGTTGGTTTCGCAGTGACTCAGCACGGCAGCGGCCAAATCATCCAGCACGCCCTGGAGGATGCGCGGGTCGGCGCCGTCGAGGGCGTGGGGCGATACCTCGATCTTGAGGTGCGAGCCAAGGGTATCGACCTTGATGTTGTGATTCTTGATTAGCAGGATCAGACCCATTTCAGCGTTCTGCAGGCGGTACTGATACCCGGAGTCGCGACCGATCCGCCCCTTGGACCACTCGTAGCCGGCGAACTCGACCACATCCACCGAGAGGTCAAACAGCGCCATCACTTCCGGGCGCAACTTGCCGTTGTACAACTGTCGCACCGTGTCCACGCCGCACCGCAGGATGCGCACGCCTGACAGGTCGGTGAACGCCCCCGTTATGGAATCAACGAAGAGCCGTCCCTTGGGGGAATCCAGCAACTGCCCGTCGGGTTGCAACAGGAGGCGGTTTTGATGAATCGGTTTCACTTTCTTCATGGGCTTACCCAGCAATGTCCATTAATGTCCAAAACACAGGGCGTTTATCTGACGTGTTACAGGGGCGTCAGCCGGCCCCGCCGTGGCGCTTACTCACTCCGAGACGAGCCGTTCGCGCGCGCCCCGGCCAGGCCGGCTACAGCGGCCATACCGGCCCCGTCGGCGTCACCGCCACCGCGAAGAAAAAGCCCGCCAGATAGGCCAGGAACACCAGCCCCAGGGCGGCGAAATAGCTTGTCCAGTTCATCGGCTCCCCCTCAGTTGAACGAGCGCGGCAAGCGGCTGGTGTCGGGAACCACCGTCACACGCACGGCGGCGCTGTTCGCGGCGTCGGGCGGCACGTTCGGCGCGGCGGTCTGAGGCGGCGGCGCATTGCCCAAGGCGCTACGCCCGGCGCAGGCGGCATAGCCGGACCAACCGCCCTTGAAGCTCAGTTCCGCGGCGCAGTTGCCCCGCGGCACCACGGCATAGCCGGTGTCGGTCAGGTCGCGATCGGTGAGAGTGAATTCGCTGCCGTCCTGGCCCCGGACGGCGAACAGATAGGTGCGGCGCCCGGAGGCGGACAGCAGGGTCGCCTTGACGATGAAGTCGCGGCCGGCGAAGGGATGGCCTACAGGAGCAGCGCCCGGAACGCCTGCGTGCCCAGGTACATCATCAGCAGCATCAGGACCAGCCGCACCAACAGCACGCGCAGCACCCACAGCAGGATCGGCTTGAGCAGGCGCAGCAGTTCCAGCAGCAGACGGCGATACAGGGTCGCCCATGAGCAGACGAGGTCCGCCGTCATAAACCACAGACCCAATAGCAAGGGCCGGAATTGCCATGAATAGAAGAATCTTAGGTTGTCTAAAAAGGCTCTTGCCGGCGATGGTGTCGGTGACGGAGCCGGTGGCTGTCGATTCATAGAGGGCAAAGGTCTCCTTGCGGATTTTCTTGATCTCGACGATCACGTCGCGGGCCGGCGGTTTGTTGTCCTGCGCCGAGTGCTGGCTTTCCTTGTAGCGGCCCCGAATGCCGATGACGGCGAGGTTGGAGTGCAGATAGGCCTTTTCCGCCGTCATGCGGATGTCGTCGCGGATATAGGCGATGTTCGGCGTGGTGAGGATGATGTCCCAGTTGAAATGCCGGTGCCGGGTCCAGGCATCCAGCCAGCCCATGGGCCGCCCGGCTGCCTTGGCCGCTTCCGGCCCGTCCGGGAAGTCAAAGCGCTTGAGGTCGGCTTCGCGCCAGGACTTCAGAAAGATCAGTTGGGTTTCGTCGAAAATGATGAACGCGCCACGCGGCGCCCACATGAACCAGGTGCGCATCTTTTCCATATCATCCAGGTCCTCGAGGTCGAGGTTGATGACGTCGCAGCTGGAGGGCGTCTCCGGCATCACCTGGAAGATCCGTTCGCGGGTCAGGCCGCGCACGTTGGTGATGATGACGCGGCCCTTCTTGATCGCAGGGATCAGGTCATCTTGGATCGCGCCGGAGGTCTTGTAGGAGCCGTTCGGGCCGTGATGAATCTTGATCGCCATGTCACTTACCTATGAAGGGGATGAAGGACATGGAGAAGCGCGTGCCGATAGCGGCGAAGATCATGTTCACCGCGTCCGGCAGGCCGAAGAACGCCAGCAGCGAGCGCAGGTCGCCGTCCAGGGACGAGTAATAGGACGTGATGGTCGAGCCGATACCGATGCCGCCGACGACCTCCTTGAAGGCCTTGTAGCCGATTTCTGCGACGAACAATTGCATCTCGAACCAGCCCTTGATGGCCATCTTGGTCAGCAGGACAAAGGCGTCGGTGACGAAGTCATAGACACCGCTGTAGAGGAAGTCCCAGAGGGATTGCATCCAGGCGAGAATGTCGGAGAGAAAGGGAATATCCATGGCGTTTCCTCAGGTGCGATAGAAAACGATCCATCCGGCCAGCATCGCGGCGATGAACAGCACCACGTAGCGGATGACGGAGAGTTCTTTGGCGTATTCGGTCAGACAGACATCGAAGCGTTGGCCGAGGGCGGTAAAGTCCCAACACGGCAGGGAGCCGCCGCCAGTGCCCAGGTGAATATCGAACTTGGAAGCGAGGACGCTTTCGAATTTGCCTTGCAGTTCCTGGAAGTCCTTTTGCGCCTTGGCGATGGCGTCGTCGTATTCCTTGATGGTCTTGTCGAAGGAGCCTTGCTTCGGCTCTTTCAGGCCACCCCCGCCGGAGCCGTCGCCGCCATCGCCACCGGTCCCGCCGCTGGAGCCGGACCCGTCACCATCGCCGCCGCTACTGCCGTCACCGCCGGGCGTGGTGCCGCAGTCACTGCCAACATGGCCCTGACAGGGGTTGTTACCGCCACCGCCACCGCCCCCACCGCCGCCGCCACCACTGGAGCCGTCATCGCCACCACCGGGCTTGGTGCCGCCATCGCTTCCACCGTCGCCGCCGGGCGGGTTGCTGCCACCATCGCCCCCGGTGCCGCCGTCGCCACCCGGAGGCGAACCATCGCCCGGCCCAACGTCGCAGCCGAAGGCACAGGAGCCATTGGAGGTGAACCAGTTGCCGGTGAACGAGCCGATGACCCGGCAGAAAGTCCCACCGGTTTCGCCCTCAGCGGGGCCGATACAGCCGTCAATCGCGCTGACGGCGATCTCGCAGCCGAGGTAGTTGATGAAGCGAGGAATGGGTGCTTGGTGGCCGCCCTTTTCATACAGCGAGCCCTGGAGAATCTTGCACTTGTTCTCCTTACACTCGCCGGTCTCTTTGTTGTATTCGGTATCGGCTGGACAAGAGTCACCTCTGCGATTAGCAACGTTGCTGAAATTGGCCGCAACATACTCGACCCCTTTCGAGTTCAGAGCATAGGCAACGACCCCGCAACTCCAGTGACCCGAATCGATAACGACATTCTTTTTGTCAAAGCGCGCGTATTTGCCGCTGTCCCTGTCTATGTAGAACTGGTTATTCGCGGTACAGGCCGCTACAGCGCTTTGATACTTCACCTTGCCGTCGGGATACGGCACCGTCCAGTAATAGTCCTCTGCCCAGGCCGAGGAAATTTGCACCCACAGCAGCGGCAGCAGAAAAAGGAACCTCATTCTCTTACTCCCAAAGAAAAGCCCCCTGCCGGAAACTCCGGAGGGGGCTTCCGTTTCGGTCGCCACTACTGGTATTGCCCGACCTTGAGCCCTGAAATCAGGGAATAGGCCATGAACGCACCCAGCATGAGAGACCAGATCACGTCAGGCCTTGCGCATCGCGCCGATGACCAGGGCGAGGCCGACCAGCACCGCCACGGCGGCGATCACCAGCTTGGCCACGGACGAGCCGTCGGTGCCGGCTTGGGTCAGCACTTCCTTGGTGGTTTCGTCGATCAGCGAGTCGGCGAAGGAGACGTTGGCCACGGCCAGGCCGACGGTGGCGATGGAAGCGTTGCGGAACAGGGTTTTCATTTTTTCCATGATTGGAACCTCATTAATTGCGCGCTTTGCGCATGGCGGAAATGATCAAGCCAGCCCCCAAACCAACGGCGAACAGCCCGATGGTCCCGGCGAAGCCGAGGCGGAAGGCCGACGGGTCGAAACCACCCATCAGCAGAGTCAAATAGCCCTCTGCCTCAGGCGGCAGCAGGTAGGTCTGTATCCACTCAAGGTGCGTACAGCCGACCGTGCCGTCCGCGTTCTGGACCCAGGTCTTGCACACTTGAACCGATACAGAGCCTTCCATTCGTGCAGTCCTCAAACAGCCAGGGAGGCCGCTAGGCCGTCGATCCAGCCCCAGGCGTAGCCGGTGGCCAGACCTACCGCGAACAGCGAGAGATAGCGGAGCATCGCGGCCTCCTACGGCTTACGCCTTGGCGTCCGGGGACTTGTCTTGTTTGTCCTGGCCCTGCGGCTGCTGGGCTGGGCGCGGGGCCTGTGCTTGCGGGCGGGCCGGGGCTTGGGCGGTCGGCGCCATCGGCTTGCCGCCCACGGCCAGCAGATCCACTAGGACCTGGGTATTGGTGATCCGGCCGAAACGGTCTTGGGTCGGGCGGACCACGCTGGCGAACTTGCAGAGCACCGGCTGGCCTTCGAAGACGATGGCGTCCAGCAGGGTCGGCTCGATGTTGTATTCGCTGATCTCGAAGCCCTTGGCGTTGCCACGGGCACCTTCCGGGATCGGGGCGATGGACTGGACCGAGGCGTAGATTTCCCCGGTCTTGGTCGAGGTATAGGTGTCGGTCTTCGTGACCCACAGTTCGACGACGCCGCCTTGGGTTGCAAACATGTTCATCGGTGTTTCTCCTTCAATTCGCCTTTTTCGGCGTGAGTTGTCCCGCTGCTGCAAATTCGGCTGTTTCGCCTTCATTCAGCGGTGTTGGGTGAAAGTGATTTGTCGGGCGATCCCTTCGGGCCGGGCTCTATTCGCTAGCGAACCAAGCCAACCACGGGTGTTCGTCTCAGCCCATTCGGGTAACGATCCCTATCGCAACGTCGTCTCCGACGGCCAAGGGGAACGCTTCCCCTTGGAACCCGCAGAGCAACACCAAGGGCTCTGCCCTTGTCATCCCGCTCTTGCCGCCGAGGGCTCGGGAGCGCGGGGCGGAGAAGCTGCCCCACACTCCCCAGCGGAGGCTGTTTCAGGGGGGAGGCGTTCAAGGGTGCGCTCCGCCCGTGCTTCCGTTCGCCGGAACGGTAAAGCTGTTCCGACGAGCCGGGAGCGCGGCCCTTGACCGGATCGGCCACGGTGCGGGCGGCCTGGATCAGGCAGAGCAGGAGCAGCGCTTTCAGGGTGTTAGCGAGCATGGGTCAGCCCTCCATTTGAAATGCTTCGCGCACGGGCACGAAGGGCGTGGGTTTCCCGCTGTCGTACACAACGTGCCAGTACTTCGGCGGACGCCGGGACGGGTCGTGTTTCGCGCAGAAGGAACGGGGACGGCAGAACCAGCGGCCATCTTCCCGATAGGGCAGCCCGGGGGGCCGGCAGTCCGGACACGGCGACGGGCTGTGCAATGGGATGGCCTGCCTTGCGGACCAGCACACAGAGCAGGCGCAGTCCGGGGCGTGGGTTTGGCGCAAGTAATTCGGAGACGACATGGTCAGCTTCCTCCTTATCTTGGCGAGCACGGCCCCAGGCGAGAGCTTCAACCCGCAGGTCGGTCAGATAGGATTCTTCCGGCTGGGAGAGGTAGCCGGCGTCCATGAGGCCATCGATCAGCATCAGGGCGCGGTCGAAGGGTTCGCTAGGGTGCTGTGCCGTTTGCAGCAGATAGCCTTCCAAGAAGGTCAGCAGCGCATGGATAGGGTTGCCTGACAGCATCAGAACTCCTCCTTTTCCATCAGCTGACGGGTGAAGAGCGCAACATTGACCATCACGTGCTTGCCGATCTTGTGCGCGGGGAGATAGCCATTCCGTATCCAACCCCAAACGGTGTTGTGGTCATTCCCCATCCGTATCCAGTCAGCAAAGTCACGCCAAGGCATCACAGGGGGCGGAACCATGGCAGTAGTTGTTTTGAACTCTTCCAAATCCATAACAAGCGGTCTCCGACAGGGATCACCGTGATCCCATTACCATGGAACCACGGTGGTTCCATTGCCGTCAAGACCACCGTGATCCATGATCGACCAATGAGCAGAGAAGACCCCCAATTCAAATTACGAATGCCCGTTAGCCTCCGCGAGCAGGCAGAGCTGTCGGCGCGAGCATCTGGCCGATCACTTAACGCAGAGCTTGTAGCAAGGCTTGAAGCTAGCTTTCTGGGCGGAGATGCATCCGGGAACCTCATTCCAGCTACGAGGGCTAAGGAGTTAGCACTCATGGCAAGAAGTGAGCTACCTAGGGAGGTTCGTCGTCGTGCTGTTGAATCAATTGCTCACGCCGTCCGGCTTGGGCATAGAGAGGCCGTAGTGGGCCTTACCGATCTACATTTAGACTTCGGAATTTCTGATGCAGAACTCGAAGAACTTTTTAAAGATGTATTAGATGAGCTAAAACAAGCGGGCTACCATGTAAAATGGGACGATATAACTTCGCTTTGGATTGAGTTTTAAAAACACTACTCACAAAAGAGCACCATCGTCACAGATCGAAGAGCGCCAAATGCTTATAAAAAACAAGGACGATCTATATCAAGCAATTATTAGCTACAGTCCCAGCGACTTTGTATCTCACTTCATCTTTGAACCAATACCATTCATATTTGACAATGAAATATCTTCATGGATCAAATGGAAAAGCGAACTAGGCGCCTCTATCGAAGTCGACCCTAAAGACATAATTCTTACAGGAAGTGCGTCTCTTGGCTTCAGCCTTAACCCACACAAAGAATACAAGCCATTTGATGAAACATCAGATATAGACTGCGGAATCATAAGCTCACATCACTTCGATATCGCTTGGCGATACCTAAGACAAAAACGACCAGAATGGCTTAACTTAGATAGAACCACAAAGGACGCGATAAAAACACATAGTCGAAACTATGTATTCGAGGGAACCATTGCGACCGACAAAATACTGGGAATTCTTCCATTCGGGAAAACCTGGCAGTCAGCTCTAGACAAGATGGCGACACTAGAGCCAACGACAAATAGAGAAGTAAAACTAAGAATATATAAAGATTACGACTCTTTACGCCAGTATCAAACAAAGAATCTAGAAAAACTCAGAACAAACATCACTCAGAACGCTGATGAGTTCGAAATCAAGGTAGAGGATTGACCATGTCTCAGACCGATAACTTCTTACACACTACTCACAGGACTGTTTCGTGGTTCAAAAAAACCTGGGCGAACGATGAACTTGTACTAAAAGCCCCCTTCCAACGAAACCCAGTTTGGACCGACATACAAAAGGCTTATTTAATCGACACAATCCTTCATGGCCTGCCAATCCCTGAACTTTATATGCAGGACACAGGAAATGAAGATGGCGACGAAAAACATATTGTCGTAGATGGGCAGCAGCGAATCAGAGCTGTACTAGATTACCTAACAGGAAAATTTAACCTCGATGGCGACGACATAACTCCAGGATGGAGTGGAAGGGCATTCGAAGAGTTATCAGCCGCAGAAAAGAAGGCCATATTCAACTACAAATTTGTAGTCAGAGTACTCCCCGACATGGACGATGAAAGCCTTCGAAAGATATTTACTCGCCTCAATCGAAACGTAGTCTCGCTAAACCCTCAAGAACTACGAAATGCGACGTACTGGGGGCCATTCATTAGGACAATACAGAATATAGCTGACAATCAACCATTCTGGGCTGATTCGGGCCTATTCTCGGCGAATGACCATCGAAGAATGCTTGACCATGAATTCATAAGCGAGATAGCAGTTGCTTACCTACATGGCCCTCAGAACAAAAAAGACAAATTAGACCAGACATATCAGCTATATGAAGAAACTTTTGAGGACAAAGAAAAACTTGTTCACACCTTCAGTACAGTAACATCAGAAATATCTGCAATACTTCCGGATCTAAACAAAACACGGTGGAAGAAAAAATCGGACTTCTACACATTGTTCCTTTGCTTTTGCGACAAACACAGTGATCTCCCCTTAAGCAAAGACGAACGAGAAAACGTCAGAGAGAAGATCATTAGCTTTGGCCAGAAGGTTGATGACATTTCAAGGCTTGATGAAGAAGAACTCGAGGCTCGAGACCCGCAAGTAGTCAGCTACTATAAAGCTGTATCAAGAGCAGCTTCTGATCGTAGCAGCCGAATCAACAGAAGCACAGCCTTTAAATCATACGTATTCGAAGAGTGATTAGCTTGTGATAGTGGGTGTCGAGAATCTGTCCAAATCGTTGTCCAAAGTGACCAGAATGGCCAAAGCAAGAAGCCCGGCATGACCAGCTTTGGCCAACGAAGGTCATCAACAGCCAGAGCTAAAACCGGGTTCAATACCGACCACCCACTCTATCCCTAACAGAGCTAGGATGCAGGTTAGTGACGGATGCACAGCTTACGTTGGCCTGACCTCATAATCCTATGTCGAAAAAGTGTCGAAATCACCGGCTAACAATGGCCAGTAATGACCACATGATAAATCCCGACGCACGCTCCCCACCCAGCATTGCCTAGCGTTGGCCAGTTATGACCAACACCCCAAACGACTCTGCACTTCTACGCACAAAGCGACGCCGACCCCAGCCCCTCCCGACGCCCGATGCTAGTCTTGCCCCATGACTCCCGACCTCGACCACCGCCTCGACCTCGCCGGGCAGATCCTCTGCCTGCTGCGCGAGCATCCCGAGGGGCTTTCCGAATACCAGTTGATCCAGCTGCTGAAGGCCCGCCATTCGACGCATATCCCCCATCGCGAACTGGCCGACAAGCTGGTGCTGTTCCGCACCCATTTCCTCCTGTTCAACGCGCTCTACCACCTGCGCGACCACCTCTGGGCCGAGCGCGAGGCGCACCTGGAGATCAGCCCGCTGAGCCTGCGCCTGCATCCTTACGTGGATGGCACGCAGGCGCTGGAACAGGGCGATCCGCTGCGCGACTACTACCTCGACCTGCGTCACCTGGGGGAGACCAGCGAGGCCGACGTCGAGCGGTTGCTGCAGAGTTTCTGGACGCGCATGCAGGGCAGCGAGGAGAAGGCCGCCGCCCTCGCCCTGTTCGAGCTGGAAGGCGCGGTCGACTATCCCGCCATCAAGCTGCGCTACCGGCAACTGGTCAGCCAGCACCATCCCGACCGCGGCGGCAGCACCGCGCGCCTGCAATCGATCAACAAGGCGATGGAAATACTGCAACGCTATTACAGCCGGCCGTGA